TTAGCGTAAAAGCGTAGACCCACCGTGAAGGATAAGGAAACAGGAAGAGGTAGATGGCTGCAGTAGCCGCCGGCCCCAATAACAGTAGTGTCCATGAACTGTCCTGATAAACCATTCTGATGAGGTGGAGCTTGCGGATCACGGGCTCGCCGGAGAGCGCGATCAAGATGAACTTGTAGTTCCAGCCACACCACGATGTCAGTAGAGCCGCACCAAGCGGGCTCATGAAACGATCCGAAATGTACTCTCGGACGCCTTTGATTAGGTCGTCTAGCATGGCTCACGCGCCCCCTGCCCGTGTCAAGTGCAGCAATTATAGGCGGCAACCTACCCGCCCGAATAGCGATTCTGCGCCGATTCGGGAAACGTGCCTATGGGGCGCTCTCCCACGCTGATTATCGCGTCGCCGCCTGTCGGCATGGCCGGGACGGGTCCAATAGCAGGTTGAGCCTGTGCGGAGCCGGGCAGGCCTGCCCCGGCTTGCATGTCGCGCTGCTGCTTGTACGGGTTGTAGACCGGCCCGTGCCGAGCAAGGGTGCGGCAATCAGGCTGCGAGAGGTCCTAAAGGGTGCCCTGCTCTGTCATGCACGTGCACGATGCCTCAGAGCGTTTTCCGTTGCCGTCAAGACCTTCCATGCTAGACATGCAAATAAGCTGCGGATCGCTGGTGATTGCACGCTGGTCATAGATCGGCGCTGTCCAGGGCATCGTTCCGAAGCGCGGCAGATGTGCTTTGGCGTAGTCGGTAGGCGTTTCGTACACGCGCGCCGCGTCCGCACCCACCGTCGCTACGCTCCCGGCAGTTGCGGCCGCACGCGTGATCGGTTCGGTAGCCGGTGGACGCCCCCCCTCCACACCCGCGATCTTGGCGGCGAAGTACCACCTGACGACAAGCAGCAAGACCGCCAGCGCGACGACGCCGACCATGACCCACCGTATCCACATGGGAAGCTGACGCTTCGTCGTGACCATGGTGGTGCTGGTGTAGTAGTCGAAAACGTACTTGGGGCGAACCCAATCGACGGTGTCACTACACGCGGTCTGGACATTGCTCTGGTACTGGTTCCAGCGCTTGAGCTTGGTCTTTGAGCGGATGATCGATGTCTGCCGGACATGGACGTGTTCTTCGTACAGGCCTCGCAGGAACGGATCAAGCTGCAAGCCCTGCTGCGCGATCAAGATGAAGTCAAAGCCACGGTGACGGTGGCGCGCCATGGCCTCAACGTGTGGCGGCACCTTTGCACCCGGGTTTCGGTTTGGAAGCGCGGTGTAGCACTCATCAAGGAGGATGACAGCACCATCCGGCAGCTGCTCCCACTCGGCAGGGTTCTCTAGGTAGATGAAACCTGCCTTGCCGTAGTCGAGATCCTTGACGCCGTGGGCGTAGATCGCCCTACCCTCATTCTTGAATTTGAACGCCTTGTCCAGGGCGTAGGCGGTTTTGCCATGACCGGGCTGACCGGTTACGAGGTAGAGAGCCATCAGGAGCCCAGCTTTGACAAGATTGCTGCTTGGGCGCGAGCAGCGGCCCATGCAGAAAGGATCATGGTCACGGCGATGCCAAAGCCAGTGGCGTCCCAGTACGCAACGAGTACGGGGCCAAGACCCGCGACCTTGCCTGCGATGAACGCTTTGAGGGGAGGCATTGCAATTTCGTGAGTCACCAAGCCGATGCCGAAAGCAAGAAGCACGCGACCAAGGATTCCCGGGAGGTACTGACGAAGGCTCTGCAGCAGCATGCTGACAAGAGCACCGATGATTAAAGGCATTACGACTTACCTCCACTGACGAGAATGAAGACGCTTACGACCGCCGCGCCCAAAATGCATATGGCCCTCAGTACCGCGATGTAGTTGCAGAAGAATGCGGGGGGAGACGCCATGGCCTCAGCGAAGCCAGCGGCCATGCCAGTGCCACCCCCTGTAGCGAATCCGATGCATCCGCCCCCGCCTCCGCCAATGCCGGACTGATCCAAGTCGTCGACGCTGAGCTTCTTGACGGATAGAACCTTGGTGTCGTTGGCGGATGATCCCGCGCCGGGGTCTTGCGACATGCCGCCGACCATGGTCCATGCGGGCTGCGCACCGTCCGAACCGTTCCCATTGCCACTCGCTTGTGCGAGCTTTTCAGCAGCACATGCTGTGCGCCACTGCATCAGCAGACCGCTGTATTCGAGGGCGTCACATTTCTCGCCGGTGCACACAGGAGGTGTGGTGCAGGCACCGCCAGCGATGTTGCGATTCTTGCGGGTGTTGCAGTCGATGCGCCATTGGATGCGGGCCTGTCCGCACATGATCGGCGAGCCGCTGCACGTCGGTGGCGTTTTGCAATCATCGCCGCCGGAAAATTCGTCTTTCTTCTTTCCGTCCGGATCCTCGCCGCCCTCCTCCCCATCATCGGGCTTGCCGTCTCCGTCGCTGTCTTTTTTGCAAGTGCCATCCTTGCCGCGGACTTCGCCCTGGGCACACTCTCCATCGCCCGGTAGGCAGTTACCGGCCGGACTCTTGATCTGACCGGCAGGGCATTCGTTGTCCTTGTTCTTGCAGGTGCCGTCCTGCTGCTGGGTCATGCCAGCTGGGCACGGCTCCGGTGCGCACTGACCAAGGGAATTCGCTGGCCTGCCCCCGCACTTGCCCTCTGGCGGCTCGCAGACCTTCAAGATTGCGTTCCAGTAATAGCCATCTGGATAGTTGTCGCAGGTGGTCTTCTCGTTGTCGGGGCAATTGCCCCCGGTTGCCGACCAGGTCATCGAGCTATCAGCGTTGCGCGACCACATCCCGTCGCAGCCGTTGCGGCAACCAAGACTCCCGCTCTTGGCGGCTCCACCGCTAGACCACGGTCCCAAACCCGTGTAGCTCGGCTCACCGGAACACGATTGGCTGAAGTAATAACCAAGCTGCTCTGGGGTGGCAGGCTTCAGGCTGATAGTGGAGCCGTTGGCGAACGTGCAAACTGCGAAAGGACTGTAATAGCCCCGGCTGGCGTCCTGGCGAAACGGTGGGCCCACCTCGGTAGCCCCAAGGCGATCACCATTGGCCTTGCAGCGCGTTCCGACGTATTTCCACGTGAGAGCTGCCTGTTTCGCAGCGCCCTCCGTGCACTGCTCGGTATAGCCGGCACAAGTGGCTGCATGGGCGTCCTGAGCGCCATAAAGCAGAGCGCCTACTGCAAAGAGGCACGCAAGGATGAGCTTCAACCGTCGAGTGCAAGCCATACGGCCCCCAGCATGCCAATCATCACGAAATATCCGGCGTACGCCATGACGTGTCCCCTGAATAGAAAAAGGGGCGGGTTTCCCCGCCCCTACTGTTGACCTGGCCTTAGCCGCCAGAGGCGCGCTGACCCTTCTTGATCAGTACCACCACGCCGCACAGCGTGAGCACTGCGGCACCGATCAAGTACAGCTCGGCCTTGTCCATCCCCTCGGACGCCGCAGCGGCCAGTTCACCGGCGAATGCCGGGGCGGCGACCATGGCAGTAGCAGCGACGGCAGCAGCCTTGGTGGCGACGCCGCGAAGCTTGGAACGCAGATTGATCTTGTTCATGACTCTCTCTCTTGGTTGGGATTTAGCCGCCTGTGACCCGGCGGGCTTGCCGGATCATGAAACCAACTCCCCAGCATCCCGCGATGGATGCGGAGATGAGCAGGGCTTCTGAAACGCTGATGGGCGGCAGCAGCATCGGCGCTGGTCCATAGAAGGGGTAAGCGCACTGACCGGTAGAGGCATCAAAATCAGCCTGTTTGCAGTACAGCGTGAGAACGGTCTCTTCCATGGGAACTCCTGGGGCTCACGCCCGCGCTAAAGCACTGGCGTGAGCCGTGTTGGATTACGGAGCGAGATTGGGACGCAGCGAAGGCTTGCCAATCTGGCGCAGCACGGTGAACTTGCTGAGCGATGCAACACCCTTGTTGACCTGCAACATCGATTCGATGTCGAGCTCGTACTCGCCTTCGGGATAGCCATGCTGCCCGCTCATGGTGTTACCCCTCTTGGGTTAGTTGTACGGCCGCGATTTCGGGCCAATGCGCTGCTGTGTCACCTGTTGCCCACCTCGGCAGCTTTGGCGAGGTGCAGGATTCGATCACCGCCTGCAACGCATCAGGCGTTGGGCAGTTCTTAACGATGAATGTCAGGGTTGCGCCGTACTGGCGGCGGAGGTGGCGACGAGCGCTCTTCCAGGTGGCCTCCACTGCGGCTTTCGTGATCTCCAGGCGGGTCGCGACGCAGTGGAGAAACTTTAATACCGGGTACGCACCGAGCAGGTAGGACGCAGGATCACGCAGCAGATCGAGCGGAAGTTCCTTGCGGTTTGAGTTGCGGAATTGCGCTTCATAGCGCACCCACTCGGAGCCTTTGTCGCCCTGCTCCCTGCCCTTCTCGTACACGCGCAGCTGCTTTTCTGACTTCTTTCCGCCGACATAGAACGTCTTGCCGTCCCCGCTATCGTGATCGTCAACGGTCTGGGCCTTGGGCCGCTGGCCGCGGTTGTCGAATTCGCCTTCGGCATCCCACTGCTGTGCCAGGCGCAGCGGGTAC